ATGAAACGAGTAGCGTTGCTTATCTTTTTATTGACTACCTCAGCATTGGCGCATGACAGTGAGCATCCAGAATTGAATAACTGGATGATGTCTCTAAAAAATAAACGCAATACTTCATGTTGTGATGGTTCAGATGCTCTACATTTACGTGATGTAGACTGGGAATCTCAAAATAAACCGACAAGTCATTTTAGGGTCAGGATACCAACCAAACAAGATGGTAGTCACGTAGAATGGGTTGATGTACCTGATGACTCGGTTGTTGAGGACCCAAACAAGGATGGAAGCACCCTTGTTTGGCCTGTATATGGTCCGTATGGTGCAACCATCCAGTGTTTTATGATGGGTGCGCAGGGTTAGCTTACATTTGTCGGTAAGCAATTGCCCTGCCTAATGAGACCGCCCGCAGGCGGACCCTATGGCCATCATTGCCGCTTAGGACCAAGGCACGGCCGTCTACAGGGTCAGACCTGAGTAGGCCTACGTGGTGCCGCCAGACCACTATAGCGCCATTGTGGGGCGTTGTAGGCTGCCCTATGTGGGTCCATTCAAAGGCGCTATTGAGCGCCCGGTCAGCCAGACCAAAGTAATGGCGCAGAAAACAGCCGCACCAAGCTATGCCGTAGCAATCACCTGGTCTGTCAAAGCTAGTTTGATGCTCTTCTTGTTCAAAATGTTCTTCGTGTTCTTCGTGGTGGTGACGTACATAACCATGTTTAACTGGTCGGGTAGACACCTGTGGAGCTTGAGGGGCTGGGGTCCATGGTTGAAACCATTGCTGTTGGGGTTGCTGTTGGAACCATGGATGGGGTTGAGACCAATTGTTGAAAAAAAAATTATTAGAATAAGTAGGGCGTGGTTCGGGTAATGGCACCCTCATATGATGATGGCCACGATGATGGTGGGGGTGGGCTTGCGCCACACCCCCAGCTAAAAAGAGCACAATGGCTCCAAAAATAGTAAGAAATTTCATCATACCTCCTAGGTTAGATGCGGGGAAGTGCAATTGTACATTGCAGCTTCTGTCTTACGCATAAGCGAATCACTAGGATTGAATCCAGGTAATTTTACGGCCAAAGACATAGCTTGGACTAGCAAGCTACCGGCTCCACGTGGGGAGAAAGTGGGGTTGCCGGGATTTGTGCTATAGTGGCAAGGCCTGCCACCATAACGAAATGGAATGTTTTTGGCGTTACTAGCACCACTTTCACCACGCTTCTTACTAGGTGTTGCCATTAATAGTCTCCTCTACCTCTGCTTGGTCTGTAGCTTATGGCTTTATGCTCAGGGCAATACGGGTACTTAGCCAGACGAGTTTTACCGCAAAAACGAAAATCTGACAACTTTGGATCACCAATAGGCCATCGGCATGAATCGAACTTGAGTTCCAAAACGGTGACTTCTTTTTTATCCGTGATCACCCTCAAGCGTGCACGTTCTTGTTTCTGTGCTTCCTTCTTTACCTTCATCATTGCGCGTACTCGTAATGATTCTGGGTCCATCCTTGGTGTGGGTGGTAGCCGCAGTTTTGGTATCCCTCTTGTTGGGGAATTTTCAACTGGTGCTAACTCACCACGTTTCCTGGCTCTGGCTAAAACTCCAACTACAGAGTTACTTGTAGTTTCACAAAGATTGGCAATCTCTTTTATTGACCTTTTATCTTTATAGTACCCTAAGATTGTTTGAACACCAAAAGGTGTCCAATCGCGCTTCCCAGTTACTCTGTTGATCATGTAGAGCGGAGTTTCATCCGGCTTTAAAACTGATACTTGAACCATTGTTGTCCTTCTTTGCAGTTATGACTCCTTTGAAGTCACCAAAATTGGTGATGGCGGTATGATCAACAATCCAGATACATTTGTCTTCGTCTAAGGCTCGCTCATGCAATAGGTCTGCAAGATCAAGCATGCCTTCTTGAGACAGATGTGTCGAGGGTTCATCATAGAACTCAACGGTATTGTTGAGCCCCGCTTGCGTCATGATCAAATTACTTAAGCCAAGGTCCCCAGCCAATTGCAAGCGCTGAGTTTCACCTCCTGACCAATTTTCCCACCGAACTGGGGCTTTATTATGTGGACTTTTTATAAAAACAACGAAGCCTTTGGTGATGCCACCTGATTTATTTTCTCGTTCAATATCAAAGGTTATTTGCCAGTCAGGCATCCCTAGCTGGGTGAGGCTGTTGTTTACTTCAATCTCAAGAGCACGGAAGGTTTGTTCAATGATATGCAGACGTATGCGCTTGAATCCCTTGATCCAAAACTTGGTAGCTTCATAAGAAGCTTCTTCATAAGCTAAGCCTTCTCTTTTGCCTTTGAGCCTGATATTTATGGCTTTTAGATCAAATTGCTTTATGGATTGAACATGTTTCCATGGGTTTTCTTGATTTCTTAGATCAAGAAGTTGATCTTGTAATCTTGTGACCTGAGCCTTCAAGGATTGTTTTTTGGACTTCTCTTCATAGAACTGTTCCAGTCTTGCATTAAGAGAGGTAATTTTAGTTTTGGTTCTGACTAAGCCTTTCTTGTAGGCGTCAAGATCCCATTCAGCACCTTCTATCTGTTTACTGACTACTGCAATGGCGACTAAATGATCTCTTGCATGTTTTGGGTCAACAAGCTGACGGCATGTAGGGCAGACAGATCCAGAGTTGGGTATTGCTAATTCCTTTAGCTGGCCTTCACCTTTTGCCTTTAATCTTACAGCATTAGAAATGTTGGTTAGGTGAGCCTCAATTGTTGCATTTAATCGTATAATCTCATCTTTAGTCGATTCAATTGCATAATCAACGTCAAGCTTCCCAAGGTCGGCTTTTGCTTTAGCTATTTGCTGTTTAAGATGTTCAATTTTTACTGCTTTACTTTCCTTGTAATCGTTTACTCTATCTTTAGCGTCATTTAATGCGTTGATAGCATCGTTTTTACGTGACTTTAGATACTTAATTGCATCTGTTGTTTTTCTGATTAATTGATCTAATTCTCCTGAAATCAGGAGGGCGTTGTCACTTTTTACCAACCAAAAGTCTAAATCCATTATATTGGAGAAGGTAGTCAGTTTCTCTGAAGGGGTGAGTGAAAAGAATGACGTACCAAATTGAGCACTCAGTACTGAATGAAGAAACGAATCAAAATTGAGCCTGATATGCTTTTCAAGTTCAGTTTGATCTACCGGCTTCTTATCAATAAGCAATGTATTAGGCTTTTGAGATCGCCTGATTTGGTAAGTTCTACCTCCAACTGTGAGGGTAAGGGTCACATTGCAGCTCTTGGCTCCCCACGAAATAATGTCGTTGGCCTTTAGCCCGCGTGAGGTACGCCCATATAGGCACCAGACAATAGCATCAAGGAAGGTAGACTTGCCTGCACCATTGGCACCTATTTTGTCATGCAGGTTGGTGCCACCGAAGAAGTATAATCCAGCTTCTTGAGGGAACTCAAATTTATGAGTTCCCTTGAATGACCTGAAATTTGTAATTTGTATGTCGTGCAGTGCAAACATTAATCTTTATTTGCTTTGCATAAGTTATTTGCGCGTTCATACCAAATAGGAACACAGACCTCACAGAGATCAACTTCTACGGTTGCGTAGTAACGTTCTGATTTAGCAGGAACAGGAGAAGGAACATAGGCGGGTTGTGTTGTTACGGTGTAACCTCCTGAACCTCCTGAACCTCCTAATAATCCTCCGGTCGATCCTTGATAGATATTTTGAGAGAGAGAATATTGCTGAGCTTGATAAGCTGCTTGGACAATTGCTTGCTGAGCCATTGGTTGGTTGGTCGGGCATTTACCAAAAAAGAATTTAGTTGCTGATGGAATTTTCAAGCCGCAATGATCACAAAATATCCTTGTAGCCATCGAATATTCTCCGTCCTGTTGTTCTAATGTCAATTGGGAGGTTTTCCGTTTCACAAAAACTCTCCATAATTTCACTATTGGTTTTACCAGCCATTGGTATTCTTTTCCGCTGCTTTGTTGTGTTGATTTGAAGTTTGACTCCATGAACTTCTAATCCTAATTCTTGGCATTTTGCTAATGTATCTGCTTTGATTGATTTCCAGTCAACTGTTTCTTCACGAGCAATCTCTATTGTTAGCTTAACTTGATCACCTGTCTTGAGTTTTTCAGGATCAAGGTTTTCAGGTCCACGTACAGTCAGGGACCACTTCTTAGGTGCAGGGAAGTATAGGTTGGTATCGGCATCCTTGGTGACCCACAGTACGCGGGGCCTGTAAGCGTCTCCAAAGCGCACGTGATAGGGGCATCCTACGTAGGTGACTATACCTTGGGTCTGAGGCTTGTGCACGTCACCAGCGTACACCCCTAAGGGCGGCTTCAATAACTCAATGGGTAAGCTTGCCAAGCCCGTTAAACGGGCACCTGTCTCAGCTATTGCCCCATCAAAAGTTTGATGAACAAGAAAAGCCATAGGTTTGCGTCCACTGACAGCAGACACAGCAGAATCAAAGCCCCCCTGCTCACGGTAATGGGGGATGATAGCCATTCCGCTATCATGAACATAAGGTTTGATGACAAAGTGTATTCCTTCTATGTGATTTAGGAACTTAAAGAAGGGGTTTTTAGGGTCACGGTAATCGTGGTTGCCCATACATACGTAGACAGGTGGTTGTAGCTTGGTGAGTCCAGCTACAATCTTGTTAACTAGCGTAGCTGAATGTCTGTCTTTAGCGTCTGTAATGTCACCACACAAAAAAGTAGCGGCAACAGGGTGTTGGTCCTGTTGCCGCTTGATCCAGTCAAAGATACCGAAGCGGTAAGCATCTTTGGCTTGATCAGTTAGATGCAGATCGCCTATCAGAAGCCACATGTGCCTCTTCCCGCTCTTGTTTTCTACCTTCCCAATGTGCAATGTATTGTCCAAGTAAATACAGTGCTGGCATCATGATGAAGTGTAGAACGAATGTAGCAAAACCGGGTTGGTAGCCAAATCCTCCCATCCCCCACAATATGAATATGATGTAGGTGGATGGGTATTCCCAGAATTTGTGCATTTTCATTTTTGATCCGCCGGTAAGCATTCGTACTCACGGTCATAGTCTTGTTTAGTTTTTTTCCACGCTTCTCCAGTATATTCACATGACTGATGTGTCGTAAAACCAGCAACAGTAGTAATGGACATAGTTTGGGGTACGTTTAGCCCAGTACTTATATTGCTGAAGATCATCAGTACAAGGATCCACTGCATCACTGGATAGGACCAGGAATGCGTTTGCATGAGAATGCTTCAGCCTGACAGGCCCCAACTATCTCACCAGGATCCGGTACACTCCACGCTACACAACCATATTGCCAACTAGTTCCTGGGGGGCAATAGTGCCTTCTTGGGTATGTAGGCACTTGGTAAACGCGGCTATCGGGCTGTTCAATATATGGATGCTGATGCCTTGGGGGCAGTACTACTACTTGTGCAGACGCTGCTGTTGTTGTCAGAATTAGAAATAGTGCTGCTAGTTTCATTTGTGTTTCCTTTAGATACCATCATTCCATGTCATTAACGCGCCGATACAAGTAATCACTGATCCTGCCCCAAATAGAAAACTGAAAATAGCGTGAAACATCTGCATTCCTGATATATTGCTATCTTTACATGTGGGGCAGTCAGGTACTGTAGCTGCCATTATGTATGACAGTAGAAAGAAAGAAACTGTCAGTAGTGCAAGTGTCATCCACTTTTCCCAGTTAAAGCTAACTTGTTTAGACATTTTTTTCTCCTCCAGAGCAAAGAGGAGGGGTTGCCCCCTCCCTAGTTTGCTTACGCTACGCTACTGCCACGATCGTTAAACTTGGCAGCTGCACGAGCCTTACGCTGTTCGCGTACAGCAACCATGGCTGCATGCTTGTACAGAATAAAGGTAGCGACTACGCCAACAAACTCAACAAAGAACCAAACTGAGTTGTAGGCGGATTCAGCACCTGATTGGGATTTGAACTGATAAGCATGCCAACTACAGTTAGCAATTAGATTCAAACCAAACAGGCCGTAGAGCCACGTATCTGGTACTGTGATATCATCCTCATGAATGCCAACCTCATCCTCATCGAAGTGAATGAGTTTACCAAACACTTTGAATAGACCAAAGCCAGCAAAGCAGAAGTCAACTAGGCACTTTACAATCCAAAACCAAGCTGAGTTGTCGGTGGTATTGATAGCATTGTACCAGTCATTGGTAAGAAAGATCATCACGGAGTACGCGATGATCCCAATAAAGAACGCACGCTTCATTTAGTTCTCCTGTGTCACACAAACGGTACGCACACTTGCACAAAGCGGTCAAATTTCAGAATATACAAGTCCCATGGTCGACTGATTAAAATTGTTTGAGATGGCCCTATGTTAAGATGGTTCATCCCATTGTATGAAAGGCATACTAGGGTAGGCATTCTGTTTTGGCGCGCTACTAGAAACGGGTATTTTTTATGACTAATAGCTTGATTGGCTATTTCTTCCCAAAACTCAAGTAGCTTGCCTTTCCCAGTAATGAGCCCCTTAAAGTCGAGGTCGGCATAGTACTTACATTCAATGGCAAAGGTGCTGATGAACTTGTTACCAATTGGATGGATGCAAGATATGTCTCCGACTTGGTTCGATAGCCGCTTGCCACGTTTTGCAGCAACTGTAGTGCGGCCTCCAGACATTGCCGATCTCCAGAAGATATCTTCCTGAGTACCTCTGGATATCCACTTTGATAACCGAACGCAAACCTCCCTCTCAAATTGAGCTCCCTTCTGTTTGCCGCCACCTTTACGCATCTATCTTCTTTTGTAGGTAATGGTGCTTTTAATGAACTCTAACATTTCTGTCTGTTCTTCAGGAACAGCACAGACGTTAATTCCCACTAACATGAAATTATAGTCTTTGAGTCTTTTCTTAATCTCATTTGGGTTGCAAATTTGATACTCAGCCAAAATGACAGGCCGTTCTCGGGCAATTAATTTTTGTGCGCCGTCAAGGACGTAAGGCTCCATCCCCTCAACATCCATTTTGATGAAATCAACACGTCCTTGAAAACTGTCTAACATTACAGCCTGCATATCCACCATATTCTTTTCATCAAAGGAAACCTTTTGGCCTGTGTCGGCCTCCCGAGACTCCAGCATTGATAGTCCACCAAAACTTCCTTCTAGGCTATGATCCATTTTAGGGATTTTCATCATTCCTGATTTATTAGATACGACTGCATTACAGATCCGGGCATTCAAAAGGTTATTTAGGGCAATGTTCCCAGCCGCTATGTAATAAACCCTCTCTTGCGGTTCAAAGGCAATGACGGATCCAACCATGACATTGTCTTTTATCAAGGATTTGGCCCAAGCTACCGTGTTCACACCAATGTTTGCTCCAACATCAAGAACGCTGACGCCGTGTCCACGTAATTCAAGTTGTTTTCCAATAATATTCAGGCCAATGTTGATAGCGTCTTGTTCATGTGTTCCTGTTTTAATGACTGTTGTACCTAGGCTTACATCCAAGGAATTGACTATGAGTGGACCATAAAGAGAATTTACAATACAGCATCGGCTCATGAATACTTACTCCGTTTTGGTATGAACGTTTCTTCGACCTCAGCCCAAACCTTTTTGACTACCTCAGCAGCAGCTTTTTGTTCCTCAAAGTATTCTTTTGAAGACATTAAATTGAGATCTTTGATGTAGTTTTTGAGTGTTGATTTCTTCAGATTGAAGTCAGCAAGCCTGTCTACCTCTTCAAGCCAGTTGATGCTGGCAAGCAAGTCATTAATTCCGTAGCCAAATTCAAACTGGAAGTCAGCTTCACGGAAGGGCATTCCTACCTTGTTCTTTTTTACTTTGGCTTTGATTTCAATTCCGTAGGGTCGCTCAATGTTGTTAATTGAACGTTTGAGGAGTTTAATGTGTGCAAGCCACACAATTTGTGAGGCGTAAAAATCAAGTGCTCGCCCCCCGCTGCGCTTGTGCTTCTCACCAAATAGGGCACCAATATTGTCTCGCACTTGAGATATAATAAGGAGCAGCACATTGGCTTTTTCCTGCCGTCTGGTTAGACGTCTAAAGAATTCACTAAGTTTTTTAGCTTTAGCTCCACCGTACGTACCCTTGCTTGGATCCCTGTCCATTTCATCCTCATCTGAAATGGCATCCAACGAGTCCAAAACGTATAAGCCCGGCTTCTTTCGCTTAGTTTGGTTCTCAAGGAAACTATCGAAATCACGGATAAATTCTTCAACGGTTTCAAGTGGTTTCTCCGGGTCACCAAAGTCAATCTTGTCAAGGGGTAGCCCCATGGCCTCGGCATAGGCATTGTCCCACGCTGCCTCAGCCTCACGGTAGGCTACGGCACCATCATAAGCTCTGGTAAAGTTGATCATGACTTCCGTAGCGGTGCCGGTCTTAGCCGTGCTTTTGTCACCTACCACGTTCGCCGTGCGGCCCAGAGCAAAACCACCGCCAAGAGCGCAATCAAGAACAGCACAGCCAGAACTAACAAATTGAATGTTCTCCTTAGCTGAAGTGAAATATGAATTTCTTGGCTGTAGGACAGCCCTATTACGCTTAGCCGAATCTGGGGGCACGTTTAAACGCCTCTTCAAAATTTGAACGGCACACAGCAGTAAATTGATCTTGTTTCATCCCTACGTCAACAGCTAGCATAGCTGCTAGCTGGCTTAGAGCTACCGTGCTCAACCTTGATAGCACAACAGGGTCTGCTAAATCCCTGGCTGCCAGTTCGGTAAATTTATTTTTGAACTCGTTGAGTAGTAAAAGGGTCAGCTGGTAATGAGGGTCAGGAGGTGCGGCGCTGTTTTTTGGCATGTCTAGCCTTCAATAATTCGTACCATGTGCGGTAACCAGCACGATTAATCACATTTTGCTCTTTAGCCCAACGCTCATACGGAAAATAGTCATTCATAATTATACTAAGAGGACGGGTGTCCAGCTGAACTGGATCCCGTCCTGACCGCTTTATAATGCTTTCAATCGTCGTCTGAGTCGCGACTGCGACGCCTCGCAGCTAGTTTTTCGCGAAGGCTGCCGCGACGGCCTTCTGTCTCTGGCTCATCGTCATCTTCATTCCTCCCACGGCGGCTTTTCGTAGGGGGCGAGTTATCTTCATCATCGTCATTATCATCCGCAACTCTACGGCGCTTTGGTATGGGTTTTGGATCATCATCATCATCTTCAACAGGTGGGCGGCGGCGTGAACGTGGTTTTTCTTCAATTTCTTCAGGAGCTTCCTCTTCGTCATCAGGGTCGTGCCTCCTTGAACCTACGTGTTGTCGACCTTTCACAGGTTTTTTCACAGGCTTGTCATCCTCTTCATCATCATCAAACTTACCAATCTGACCGTCAAAGCTACCCTTGATATGTTCATAGTCATAGAAGTTAAGAATTGAAGGCAATGGGTTTTCAGTAATAAACTCAAGCCACTCCTCTTCAATACCTTCGTCCTCGTGAATAGACGATGGGCCAAGCACTTTCATCTTGCTCGAGTCATACTTGGTATTGAGCCCAGTGCCCTCTTTGTAGAAACGTACATCGCGACCCTTAGTAGGGTCATCAATGAAAATTACGTCCTTAGTATCTTCGTCAATGCAAAGATTTGACAGTGACTTATCAAATGTGAAAGGCGCTGCCCAGTATAGGGGGCCTTCATCCTCGTCATTTCTGTCAATGATCCAGTAAAGGATGCGTTGGGTGGGGCTGAGTTTCTTGGCGAATTCCTTTTCGCCTTCTTGTTGTGCTTCGCGTTTAGCTTCTGCAAGTGGATCTTCCCCTTTAAGGTGCCTATTCAAGGACAAATAAGCCTGATTGTCAGCACCAATGTTATAGTTGACGAAAATGTCTAAACCATAATGGGCAGTTTCCTGCCATGGAGCATCATCAGGTTCCCAGGTAGGGGGGAGGATACGGATTAGGTTTTTGCCTTCTTTAGGCTTCCACTGTTTGAACTTGGGTTTTACAAAGGTGTCGAAATTGCCACCTTTCATGTTAGCCCGTTCTTTAAGCGTCTCTGCGCTGCGCTTCTTATAACTAAAGCCACGCTCTTCCTTTTTAACTATTTTTGCCATTAATCACCTTTCTGGCTACTCGTGCGTCATTCATATGCGCTCTATTTGAATGGTAGTGTGATATATCCTGTGCTTTTGAGGGTTTCAATGAAGTCGTTTCATAATAGTTGGCTGAATAAAGGGCTACCAAATCTCTTAGCATGAAACTGCGCTGCTGGAAAGCCTCCTTCAATGCGAGGAACCTGTCGGCTTTTGTTTTGGCGTGTAAGTAGGTTTGAAAGGCTTTTTCATGTTCTGGGCTGGTTAGGACGCAGCTCTGAACAACTTTATCTGTAACCCTATCTTTGACTTTAGCAAGTTTCTTGCGCCAAGAATTGTCGAGCTCCGCATCAACAACAGCGAGCTCCTCTTTCGCAGCGTCACGTTCAGCTAAGGCATCTGTCAGCTGATCGCTCACTTCATAAAATAGCATGGGTTGTCTGATGACTTCATCATCAAGAACCATTTTATCGATGGATAAGTTTTTTTGGAGATCATTTAGAGATATGGAGGTCATGAAGGGTCAAGCTCATACGAGGATCGGGGCCTGCGAGAGTCAATTCATCATGGCCATCATAATGTTTATACTCCCTAGCCTCCGCTACCCATGGCTTTTCCCACTCAGGTACGTGTACCGTTAATTCTACAAAGTGCGCTGTTTCCCTTCTGGGATCAAAATCCCAAATAGGCTGCATAGCCTTGAACATCTCTTGGGGTGTTTCACTATCACTGCCGTGAACTAGATATTTTTCACCGTCCGTCAATACTACTGCTCTGATTAACAGGGTTCTCATGCGTCTAACCTCATGGCTAAGCCTAGGGAGTAAAGCAGGGGTGCTAATTTATCTGATTGTAGGTAGGGGGTGCGAAATGCGTCAACTAATCCAAGCAAGTGTGCTGCTGTTTTATCGCTTTTGGTTTTGATTAGTACAGCTGCAAAGTAGTTTTGTAGGACTATTCTGATGCTTTCAGCGTCTTGGCCTTCAAGGTCATGGACAAACTTCATTGCGGCGGCCCATGTGTGACCTTTACCAGCGACTAGCCAGCGGGCTAGATCTATAACCTCCTTGTTTTGGCCTGAAGCACGCATCAACTCTCGCGCTTCAGAAATGTTTTTTACGGAATAGCACTCTTCCAAATATACCAGTGCTTGACGGGGGCTCCCATTGCTGTTCTCAGCAATTAATTCTAATATTTCGTCAGTAGTTTCTATCTCTTCTCCGTTGCATACGCTGCACAGCAGATCAAAGATAATTTCTTCTTTAACCGGCTTTAGGTCATAGCGTGTGCACCGAGTGATGATAGCTTTGGGTATCTTGGAGATTTCGGTAGTGCAAAAAGCATAGTATACGTGCTGCGGTGGCTCTTCAACTGGTTTCAATAACACCGTCCACGCTTGGCTTGAAAGCCTGTGTGCTTCATCTATGATGATGAACTTGACTGGACTACCACCTATTGCTCGGTACAGACTCCTGGTTACTAACTCACGAGCGGCATCAGCACCTGATTGTGATGCACCATCTATTTCGACGAGATTAATGCTGCTACCCCCAGCAGCAAAAGACATAGCAAGAATCCGGGCAAGAGTAGTTTTTCCAGTCCCGCTAGGGCCGTTAAAGAGGAAAGCATGAGCACGTGCATCTTTGATTACCTTTTTGAGTGAGCGGACAATTGTGTTTTGGCCTAAAACATCATCAAAGGTTTTAGGCCTGTATTTGGTCCAAAGTGAATCCACTACAGATCCTTATTGGAAAAGAATTTCCCTATTTTGTCCATTTCAAGCCAGTTGGTGCCGATTGAACATTCTACGGATAAGGGAACATTGATGAATTTGTAGGGCGGGTTTAACATTGCCCGGTAGATAGTTTCAATTGATTCTTCAAGGATTTTAGGACTATCAGGGATGCAAAAAGTTAGGTCATCATGAATATTCATGATTGGATGTAGATGCCAATTGCCTGTATAAGCAGAATAATTAGATAAATAGCACATAGCACTGCAAACGATATCACAAGCCACAGATTGTATGGGGTGGTTAATTGCTTGATTTTTAGTGAGAGGATAATGCCGCCTACGACCAGTAGGAGCACTAACAAAACCAGTAGCGTAGTACGCATTCATGGTCTCCTGCTGCCATGAATAAATTCCATGAAAGGTTTTCCAGAACTCATTCATGAGTTTATCGATTGGTTCTTGTGGCGCGTTTAGATAGCCTGCTACTGAGGTATTGGCGGCTCCAAAAATGACTGGGAATACTAGCTTGTTTTTGATCCTGCCCCTGAACTTACCCATGATTTCAGGGTTCTTTAAATTTTTCAATCCACCAATGAAATCAGGATGGCGGTGGGCAGCCTTAACTGCCCACTCCATGTGAATATCATAATCCTCCCACATGGCTTTGATCAGTACTTGATCTTGCGTACACATAGCTGATGTACAGGCTTCTAATTGCCCGTAGTCAAAAGCTACGAGGACATGACCTTTAGGGGCCACTATCTGTTTGCGTAGCCACTTGTCTACTCTTACTGGCCAGTTTTGTTGGTTTGGTTCGTCGGAGCTTGTCCTACCTGTTTCTGCGAAGGTGGTATTGAAACTTGGGTGGATCCTGCCGTCGGGCCATATGAAGTTACCTTTGCCGAGCGTGAAGGGGTCGATGTAGGTTGATTTGAGGTGCGTTTTATTGCGGTGCTCTTCGATTGCTTTGGCGAGGGGGTGGTCAATTTTTGCAAGGACCCCTTTATCAACTGACTCCTTTCCATCAGCGTTAATAATTTTATCTCCAACTTTGATATAGTCTTTAAAGATCTTGATAACATCTGGTTGTGATGCCGGATTGAACGTCTTTCGTTCTGCAATGAAAGCTTTAACCTCATGAATTGCGAATATACGTCTCTCACATGTCTTGACCTCTTCATTCATTTTCCTTTCGAGTCGTTTGTTTTCAGCCTGATCGATGTCAATGCCAATTGACTGCATCAAGGCGACAGTGGGTTGCCTTTCGCGCGTTTGCTTATATGCAGGATATAGACCTGTTTGTTTAAGACGATTCGTTTGAAAATAATAAAGGCGTAATGTGAATTTCGTGTCCGCACCATTATAAAGTAGGGTTTCGTCAAGATCGGCGTTGGCCATATTCTTACGATCAAGCTTAAAGAGTGACTTATAAGCCAACCCGAAATATTGCTTGACGAGGAAATCCAGTGCTTGGTACGGGTTTGGTTGGAACTGGTCATCTGACCCTCCGCGTTTGCCTCGTCGTTCATCAAGGAAATGGGACTGCATCATCGTGCACTCCCAAACCTCATGATAGATAACTTTCTTACCCAGTCTGAAGATCAACCATTCAACCTCAAACGGGGTGTTGTGTGCTATTAGCCGTCCTTCTCCCTCCAGCACTGCTATCAGTGCTTTGATGATTTGCTTTTTTTCATCTTCAGTCCACCCTGCCTTAGGGTGGTCTAGTGCAAATGAGAAATTTGCATCTAGGGTACTCAGGGCTACCGTGAGTATCTTGGCCCCTGCGGCGTATGGCCTAAGGTGACTGGTTTCTAGGTCAATAGCCCTCTCAGCGGCCTTGGCAGCCTCACTCATGAGTTTAAGCAAAATGGGCAGTTGCCCCCGCCCTTTGCCGTTAAACGCCTGTATACCCGCCCTAACCGCTTGTGGCGTGTCAATTGTTGGAGGGTCCAACTCAAGTGCCAGTTCTTTGGCTTTGGCTATGTCAAACTTGAGGGCATGCCCAAACTTGCTTCGCAGCGGGTCTGACTTCTTGAATGCCTTGTCAATGACATACTCGGGGCCATAAGTGGGCATGAAATAACAAGAGTGGTTGCCCACTTTGACTGCAAAGACCCTACCTCTGAGCCCTATCATGTCTGAGGAATTTAGCATCCATTGAAGTGGTAGAATACCCAGCCCAATGATGATTTTGGGTTTTGCCCGCTCAATTGATTTAGTAATCAACGAACGACAGCATTCCATGGCCACCCATGAATTACTAGAAGAATTAGCACTGTAATCACGAATGATATAATCGAAAGATACATAATCAATGCGACCCAGGCAATAACGAACGAGATTGCCTTCTTTAGACGTGAAGCTTCCCTTCTCATCGTCTGCCTCCGTTGGTTGACTGCCTAATACATAGACATCAGTTTGATCAGCCAAGTCAGGCTGCATCTTGGGTGAGCAATTGTCAGCCTTATCCAAGGGGCAGGCACGGCACCCCAATCTGTTTAAGGTTTCTTTTTGATTCTTAGCTGATTTGGGGAGGGCACGCTTGACGGTTGGTTTAGCTTTTTCTTTACTAAAAAAGAAAGACATTTCCCCTCCAAATGGTCAGAGTGGAGAGATTCGAACTCCCGACCCCGTGCACCCAAGGCACGTGCTCTGTCCAGGCTGAGCTACACTCTGTTATTCCCGTTCTTTACATGAACATTTAACAAAGTCATCTATGTATTTGAAAAGCAAAAGTGATGTTCTCATTAAGTTAAGTTTGGACTTACCAGCAGGCATATTGTTGGCTCGGATGAACATATTTGTAGCTACGTCAGTAAAGTATTCCCGTGTTTTGCCTTCATCATACTCCATCTCATTAAACTCTTCTTCAGTATATGGCTCTTTTCTCATTCCATTCTCCCTGATGGCTCATCTCTGTAGGTATCATCATCTGAATGGTAGGTTGAGAACTCCATTATTACACTGGGCTCAATCCCACCAAAACGATGTTTAGCAAGAGGGGGTACATGTATTGAATCCCCAGATTCTAGTACCTGATGTCTACCATCCAATTCAAATGCTACCTTTCCTGATACTACATAAAAGGTTTCATCTTTAACCTTGTGATGGTGCAGGCTGCATTGCATACCTTCGAATAGTTCTAATTTTTTACCGCAGTAAGCTGATTTATTTACTATCCAATATTCAAGCCCCCATTCTTTGATCACTACTTTCATCCCATATTACTCACTATCATGAGGAGTGACGGTGCTTTCTCAAGCATGGTGCAGTTTTCAAGGAAAGCAATATTATCACATGCCTGTAGTGCTTCCTGGACGTGACCAGCATTTATCATAGTGGTGATATCTGGGTGTCCATCAATTTTGATTTCGTCCTTGATCTCACCCATAGGGGTTTCAGTACGCATTCTGATGTAGCCTTTGGTTATGGCTATATCGGTGCGTTTGCTTTCAGGGTCTGCCAGCACCCTAGCCCTTGATAGGGCTTCATTGAGTGCTTTAGGCCACTGTACGGTTTTGGTACTTCCTTTGGTAGCCTGTTTGATCAGTGCATCAAAATCAATGGGATTTTCAATCTTGAGTACTCGACCATACACAGCCCAATCGTCAAAGTCAGCCCATACCCATTCATCGTTGAAGCACAATTGACCTTTGGTCAGTTCAAGTTTTTCCCATAGCCTCAGAACACTAGATACAAAAGCAGTAGGCAGAAGTACCCTATTAATACCAATGCTATTTTTGAGCCTAACACGTGTGATGGTATCCCCATTGCAAGAGAACATGGTGTCTAGTTCAATAGTCACACCATGCAGAGCCAGTTGTGTTTCATCAGTAGACACTGTTTGCAGGCATAGATTGAGGGCATTAATTACACTGAGGGTAATGGGTGTTTTTTCCCATTTACCATTTGGTTCTTTAAACAGAAAATCTGAACTCGGTACGTAAGGCAGCCTGCTGACGCTTTTGCCCATTTTGATAACAAGATCATTTTTGTCTAGGTCTAAGGTTACCTCCTCAGCAGAGCTACTAGAAAGCAGGCCAAGTAGTACAGTGCCATGCACTCCAAAATTATCTTCAGAGTCGTTAGGTCCAATAATGGCAATAGTGTCGTCATAGGCTGTGACAAACCCCTGTTCGAATGTGAAACACTGGAAGATAGGAACTGTATCATTCTTGGATAAGGCAGGTCGTATTAGTTCAAGCGTGTCAACTAGGTACTGTCTGTTCATCCCAACTCCTTTGGCCCACTCACGCCACTCATTCATGTCGGACTCAACATGGGGCCAATCTATTACCAATAGTCAGGTCCCGGAACACCTGGAGGGCCGTATGGGCCTACGGGCGGGAAAACAGGAAATCCCCGCCTTGGGTCCCGGCATTCGTTACGGTTAATACACAAGCCTGGATCAGTTCGATATACAGGACCAAACCGTTCTGGATTCCAAGGTCTTGCATCACGTGGCCATACATGAGCCGGTGGCCCACAAGGAACCTGACCGTAATAACCACATTGGGCGAAAGCCGCCGAATTAAGTGCCAGAATTGTTGCTAGTGCTAATAGTGTCTTTTTCATCAGGTTTCCTAAAAATTAGAAGGTTTTCATGACGTGGTACAAGCTTGTGGCCCAGCCAAGCATTTGAAGCTCTGACTGCGGCTGATGCGAAGTTCTTAGATAGGATAATGTGCTGCCAATAAATAAATCCAGCTTCACGGAAGTTTTCTACCGTATGAGCTGGGAAGTCTATTAGTTCTCCTGTTTTTTTATCCCTAAATAATCCGACAATGATGCATACGAATGCCCCTGGCTTAAGATGGTTATAGTGTGCATTTGCACAAAGCCACATAGAAGCATTAAATTCATTGTAACTGCTATGATTGCTAAGGTCATCCTTGTTATCACTGTACTGTTCCAGATTAAAATAAGGAGGACAGGTAATGGCAACATCGTACTGACCAACACCGTCAAGATGCCTACCATCGCCAAGGACATAAGACGCACCCTTTATTTTGAGTGAACTAAGTGTAGTTTCGTTTTCTCTGATTTGTTCTCTTCTGATTTCAATTCCGGTGTATTTGTATCCCATAATGGCGGATACCAAGCCTCGAGGTGGGCCTCCAGCAAAAGCGTCCAAAATTGTATTGCCAACTTTACCTGCATATCGAACAATGATCATCTCCATCAGTGGGGCAGGGAATACTGAGTGGGTGCCAGTATATGACGAGTTGTGGTCTTTTCTAAAGGTTTGATTGCGGGCACCACTGTGCCCGGTTTCACCCATGAGCCTTCGCCAGTCACGGATACGACGGCTCATGATTTCATCAATATTCCATATAGTGGTTGTTGTAGCCCACCAGTCTTTCCCCTGTGCAGGAGGCACGTATGCCTCTTGTGTGGTGACTATTAGAGGGCGGGTAGTTTTGAGTACCTTACCTGAAACTTTATCGAATTTTCTAAAAAGCATTAATCACCTAAAAAGTATTGGCCCCGACCCAACCTAGCATCACTGAAAGGTCACTCTCTCCCTAAGGTAGAGAGCCTGGAAAATCGGGGCCAATTGGTGTTACTTAGTCGGGTAGCCCATGGATTCTCTCCACTTATTTGCCTTTTCTTTGACAGCTACCCAGTTGGCTTTCCACTCAGCGCTTTCGCGCTGATTTTCTTTTACGTTCCACATACGCTTGATGCGGTCTTCATTGCCACTATACCAAGATTTGGCATCAGTAATCCACTCAGCAGCCTTTTGATTGATTTCCTGCTGATTGGGCTCATCCTTGGAAAAACGCTCAACCATGGCACTGACGTCTTCCCACTTTGGCTCATAGCCGCCAAAGCCCTTCATAGGGCCATAACATATGGTTTCCATTTTATGGTAGGGGACGCCCTTTATGCAACCGTAGGCAAGATGGGCATGGCGGGCTTGGTATTTGAGGTCTAGGCGGTGCCAGTACTGTGACCAGAAATTAGACTCACAATACATTACGCTTTGGTTGATTTTTTCTCTGGCTTCTAAAGTATAGAATTGGGCCAGTTTTTGTCGGTTTATTCTGGCTTTAGTTTTCCATTTCTCTTCTTGACGACGTATGTATGACATTTCAGACGTCAGTGAAAAGACCTTCACTTTAAGATGTGATCTCATTTGATGCTCCTAGAGGGTATATGAACTCTTTTTAACTGCTTTCCACCTCTAGGGTGGGCCACGTGGTAATCTACGTCATGTTAACCTCCATTGGCGGCGCGAGTAGGGAGTTGAACCCTCAGCTGTGGGATTAGAAGCCCTTAGCCCCTACCCGGCTCGCCCTAGTGTTGCGGGGGGCGGATTTGAACCGACGACCCTTAGGTTATGGACCTAATGCTCTACCAGCCTGAGCTACCCCGCCTTAGTTACAAAGTCGCTACTGTAACAACGACCATCTTCAAATCACGAACCTTAGCTGGCTCAAGGTATTCTGTCCGGTCCTTGACCTTTTTATCAATTACCTTGGTACGCTTTGCATTGTGCTTTTCAAGAATGCCTTTGATATCAAGTTCAAAGAACAGTTCCTGATCAGTAGCGTCAGTCAGCTTTCTTTCACTTTCATGAAGCATGCAGTCTTCAAGTGGGATATTTTCATTCGGGTCAGCAATGAAGATTTGAACTACGCGTCGTATAGACATTGGTTTTCCTTGTACTAAAGGTAGTCTTTGATACGCTTGCGAGACTGGATCTTTATCAAAGAGTGCTCTGCGTGCCAGTTGCTGGGTCCATTCATCGTCTAAGGCTGATCGGCCTTGCATTGATTCCAGATTGTAGGCATTGGAACTGTAGGTCGACGAGGCCATCATTGGGGTATCACCTGTAGCCATATTACCTCCTTTACGTGGCGCTCTGGTTGAGTGTGCAGCGCCCAGCTTGTCTCGGTGTAGCCAGGAACGCTCGCGAGCACGCCCCAGCGGGTCCGTCTAACACTCATCGCCATGTCTCCCGCTACGCGTAGGGCGAAAGAAGATCATGACGTCGCATTAGGTACACGGCCGGGCATAGACTAGAGAAGTATTGAGCCCGGCCGTGCATTTATCCATTAGGTCAGTGGAAACCTCAACACTCCAGTATCACTTCTTAGATCGCTTAGGTGATGAAACTCTTGAACGTTTTTCCGTTAGGTGAATGAGTGTAATCACCGCGCCATTCTTTTCAAGCTTATGTCCGTGTGACACCATTTTTTTGAGGATGTTGTAATAGGTGCCACCGAGCTGGTCTTTGACTTCACCGGCTGTAGCACCCTTTTCAAACATAGACAAGGCACGGCTGTTTTTAGAGCCGACCATGGAGCCCCATTTGTCGAGCTCTACGTCACTGTCATCATCTTCGCGTACTGGGGGTGGTTTAGTAGGTTTCTTTATTTTTGGTTCTTTAATTCGTTTAGTCTTTTTGCGAGGTGCTGTATCCTCAGGTTCATCAACTTCTTCTTCAAGTCCGGTAAGTTGAACTCCTGCCTCGTCTTCAGTTTCCATCTCGGGTTGTTCATCACTTCCCTGATTATCTCCCTCGTCGTCATCGGAATCTGAAAGATCCTCAGATCCATCCTCATCTTCAACCTCGTCATCAACGGGTTCTTCCTGCCCATTGTCCTCACTATCGACATCGGCGTCATCGGGATCACCTACTTCGTTGAAATCAGGTAGCTCAGCGTCTTTGTCACGGTTGTAGGATTCAACACAGGCATTGGCCCACAATGCAGCTTCATCCGTCAATTCATCAAATTCGTCATTTTTGAGTTTTTGCACTGCGTTGAAGATTGATTTCAGGTAATCTTGCCTACCTGAGAATTTCCGTTGGATTTTGTAATGGGTAATTTCAAGGATTTCACGCTCAATCTCGTGCATGGCTTGCCCTCTTGGTTAGATGCATCCTAGGATTACCTTAATTCTTAAGAAGGTCAAGGCTTGGACTTCATTATTCTAGATAGAAGGGCGTTGCTTTTGAATAGGTTTGTGGTGGCTTTGGGACCAAAATATTGGTTTACAAAGTCAGTTAAAGAAGGATTGAAAATGCCATTAAAGCCGGGCTTTAAGAGCTCAACAATGCGTTTGGTATTTAGGTCTCCGGGGTCCTTAACCCCTTTTGGCAAGTAAGCTGCTCGTGCATTAATCCACTCAGCCAAATTAATTGCAGGGCCTTCTGCCCCTTCATCAAACAGTACAAAGGTTTGATCGAATTTTTTAACCAATGTTCTGAGTAAGGCTATCTGACTAATTGTTGGAGAAGTCCCAAATGTGCATGTTGCGTGTACGTCAGCATATGAGTGGTCGTTAATCCTCATAGCGTCAAATGGGCCTTCAACCACGAACAGCCTTGTTCCGCCTTTTTTAACAGTGTCAAAATGGAAGACCGTGGCTTTGACCAGTTCACTGGACATCAGGTAGCGCGGGGCATTTCTAGGGGCACCCAATGCCCTACTGGTCCAGCCATACAGTTCACCGTTGTGCCTGACAGGCATAATTATCCGATCCTTGTAGGTGCCTGCTAATGCACAACGCAACTCAAAGGTATTGATGATGTCGTGCGGGTTTTCATAGCCACGGGCTTGCAGATATCTGAAGAACCGGCTGGTAAACCCGCGTGACTTTATTTTATGGAAAGTTTTGAAGTACGGTTCCAGGTCAACAGGTTTTGCCTCAATATCTGGTGGATCTGTATCCTGAAGCGAGGCTAGCATAGCATCTAAAGTGTCAGGGTCAGCCTTGTTATACTGTGTGGATATGAATTTGGCCTGCTGTATGGAACAACGTAGGATTGCCCGGATGAGGAAATGTGTAGATTTCCCCCTATGACTTGGATCTCTATGACATCCCCATGCCTTAGTTTGCAGATTGATACCGAGATGCTCTGAGGGATCGTCGTCTCCGCACATGGGGCATTTGATAGAAACTTCTCCACGCTTCGTATTCGGGCCACGAGTGACATACGGGATATTGTTTTCATCTAAGAACCTTACCCAGTCCATGTGTTACCTATGCTTTTTAATAGGGTAGGCTTGAACTGCGAACCCAACCTTCCCACGTGACTCTCCGTATTCGTTTACTTTGATGGCATCGCGCATTGCGTCAAGGCGCTCAAATACATCCTTCTCAGTTTGACCAAAGCATTTGATGGCAATAATGACTTCCCTCAAATGTGCGATGCTGTAGCCCTCGGTCAATTCAACCCAGCGCTCAAGTTCGTCATCTGACAAATCAACTTCTTTGTTTTTGAAGTAGACCCTTCTGGCTGCTTCCGAGGGCATGCCAATTTCCATGATCGTGTCAAACCGGGATGGCCTGTCAACAAAGCGCCTATCCAGGTATTGGGGGTAGTTCGTGGTAGCTATATGCACCACATTATCGGTTTGGAACTCACCATCTAGCAGAGCCAGTAGAGTGTGCTCACCGTGTTGACTGATAATAGCGTCAATATCCTCCATTACCGTGATAATGGGACGCTTTGGCTCAATGCGCCTTAGAATATTAATACACCAAATAACAGTCTGTGGATTATCCACAAATAGCACTGCACCCTTCAAATCCTGAATAAGGCGTTGGGTCATTTGCCAGATAGCACTGGTTTTACCGGAGCCTGGAGGCCCCCACATGAGCATGCCACGCTTGAAGGTAAAACCACGGTTATCGAACTGCTCCCTCAATTCCCAAAATTGTGAGAATTCCGCAAGTAGGATCTCTGTGGA